TTGGTTATGTATGTTAAGGATAATATACTATTTGTCAAACCAAAGCCCAACACACCAGCCACCCCCACGCCCCCCCTCTCGAAAGTGACAGTCGAGAGATTGCGACTTTACACAGATGACAAAACTTGGCAATGCTGTCATGATAATTTACGAGGGTTGCATTATAGACGCTTAGAGCCAAAAGGCTTACCAACGCTTTCACAAGAAGCCGCCACCGCCCTAATCCGTTCGGCGACCGTCGAGGCGTTGAATGAGATGAGATATGAAGGACAAAGCGATTGGTTCTATTGTACGACGTATAACCGCTATGAATCTCACAACGATATTATAGTAATAGAATCACAATCCCAAGCCGATGCCCTAATCGCTAAATACACAACAGTACCCCTCTCGAAAGTGACAGTCGAGAGATTGAATAGGTATAGGTGTGAAGGGCGTAGTGATTGGTTATACGAGATATATACCGATACCAAAAGGACTGCGTATTTTCACAGTAACGATAATTCGTATGTGCTCTTTCAAGATGTTGCCGACGCCCTAATCCGTTCGGCGACCGTCGAGGCGTTGAATGAGATGAAACATGATGGGTATAGTGATTGGGTATATTTTGAAGGACACTATGCTAATAAATTCAGATTTAGCAACTCAAAAGCCTATACTCAATCCGAAGCCGATTCCATAATCGAAGAGGCGGATGGCAAGAGAGAATCATATATCACGGTTGACGTTGATCCAATAAAGCCACATATCACATATACTCTACAATACAAACACGGCGAGAGTGCAGAGCCATCTTATAGGGCAATTATAAACCAACTTATTGAGAAGTGTTGTGATGTATTCAAGACTAACCAAACCGAACTCGATAACGCTGTCCGGTTAGCCAAGGATGTTGTCAAGCTCAAATCAATGCTCGAATCCAACAAAACCGGTAACGCAAGAATGCGCTTAAAAATCCTTAACCAGCGGCAAGCCCTATCCGACCTCCAAAGAGCACACAATAAACTTCTAACCGACTTGGGAGAGAAATAATGGCAAAGTACCAGCATAGCAACTCCGAAATCGGATATATCGATTTAAGTAGAGTCGGTGGCTACGATTTTAACGACGGCGAGCTCGGTGAAGACGTGTCCTTTGGACGACACATATCGTCGGAATTATTTGCACTATCTCAACAGTGTCTCGACGAGGTGAATATCAACAGGATCGTAAAGCCATACTTTGAGCGGATAAACAGCCTTGCGCCTCCGGTTGTACAGCACGTAGATCATCCGAACTCCGGTCGGGTATGCAAACCCTACACAGCTGAAGAGGACGATATTATCCTTAATGGCAAATGCCCTCGCGGGCGACGGAGACTTCCGGTCGAAAACCGTCGGAAGCTATTGATGAAAAAGCAACGAAAGATATGAGTTCAACAACTAACAGGAAGGCGTAGCAATGAATCTAATCGTAATCGAAGCGAATATAGGGGTCGGTAAGACCCACCTCACGGGCGAAATAGCGGAGCTTCTCAGCGCAACCCCGTGGCTCGAACCAGTCGAAACAAATCCATACCTCGAGCTTTACTACAAAGACCCCAAACGATGGGGGCTTGAAATGCAGTATTATCTCATGTCGAGGCGGTTTGAAGACCATCAGAAAGCGATTGAGTCTATTTGGAGAACACAAAAGCCCTGTGTGTTCGACCGGTCAATCTACGGCGACCTTGCCTTTGCTATTCTCAATCACGAAATTGGCAATATCGATGACCTCGGCTGGAAAGCCTATACCAGAATGCGGAATATGATGTTCAGATTCCTGCTCGCACCGCAATTCTGTATCTATCTCGATTGCGAGCCAGGCGTTGCATTCGGTAGAATTCAGCATCGCGGTCGAGAATGCGAGACGGGCATCACACTGGAATATCTCGAAGGGCTACAACGGGCTTATGCGGTAGTGTTAGAAGATTTGGAGAATCGCGGTACGAAGATAATCCGTATCGACTACAATAAATTTGTGCCCGCCGCCGATATAGTTGGGATGCTAAAGCTATGATTGAGTTCTACTACGGTGTCATGGGTAGCGGTAAGAGCAAGCGGTTAATTGACCAATACAATATTTCAATGACCCATAAACTATTTATTGGTTTCATCGCCTGCATTGCACATTATAACGACGCCGCCGATGACAATAAACTTATTACTACACGAGATAGCGACAAGACTATAAAACCAGCGCATATAATAACACCTAATTTCAATCTTAAGCGAGTGCAAGGATTTGATATACTATATATCGACGAAGCCCACTTCCTAACTCCCGATGCCGTCCGCTATCTATCGAATTTGGACGACTATATAGAATGCTATGGATTACTTACCGATTTCACCAACAAGCTGTTCAAGGGTTCGCAAGCATTGCTATACTACGCAGAGCAGAGCTATTGTTTGCCAGTGCAATGCGACTACTGCAATCGACGAGCAACCCACAACATTCGATTAGTGAACGGGACGCGGGTATTCGAGGGCGATCAGTTCGTGCTGAAGACCGACGACAACGTGGAGTATAAGGCGGTTTGTGGGGATTGCTTTAAGTCAACAAAGACCTTGACTTTCTGATGGAAATGTCTATATTTACTCTTGCTAAGAAAGGCGGGAAATACCCCGCAAACCAAGATTTTGAATATGGAAACTCCCATGAAAGCCTAACCCGCTTTTCTTAGCAACATGGGAGTTTTCACTATTTGGAGTTATTATGAACTTACCTGAAACAACAATAAACCCCCGCAATGTCGCATGAAGCACATCGACCTATTCTCAGGCATCGGCGGCTTTGCCTACGCCGCCCAACAGGTGTGGGGCGATGATTATGAGAACGTCCTATTTTGCGATATTGATAAATTTTGTCAAGCGGTTCTACGAAAGAACTTTGGAGAGGAGAGCCTGATATATGGAGACATCAAAGAAATCACAAGGGAGCGGGTTCTTGCCGACACCAACCAAGAACGGCAATTACAATCGAAAGGGAGCGAGCAAGAACAGCGGGGACGGTCTGATAACGGCATTGAACAGATCGATCTCCTTACCGGAAGCCCGCCTTGCCAACCTTTTTCCTGCGCAGGAAAGCGACGAGGTACAGCGGATGATCGCCATCTCTGGGGAGAAATGTTTCGAGTCATCCAAGAGTTTAATCCCCGATTCATCATTGCGGAGAATGTCAGGGGGCTTATTAGTATCGAAGACGGCGTGGTTTTCGAGACAATGTGTGCTGACCTGGAAAGTATCGGTTACGCCGTCCAGACGTTTATTATTCCGGCTTGTGCCAAAGGTGCGCCGCACCGGAGAGACCGAGTGTGGATTGTCGGGCATCTTACCGACACCGCAAACACAGGGGCTGAAGGTATGCGACAAGAACGGAAAAACGCAATACATGAAACTACTCAAAACCCCGTCCGCTTGCGAGACCGAGGGCGGGATAATGGAGATTCGACCGGGTGCGAACGCCCACTACAAACTCCGAGACCAGATAGCGATGATACCGACCCCAAGAGCAGGGGATTATCAGAGTCCGGGACTTCACGGCACCGGGGGCAAGGATTTAAGGACGGAAATATCAATGATACCGACGCCGAATGCACGGGATTACAAGGGAGCAACGAAAGAACTCCGTCCCGGACGGAATCTAAACGATTCATTGGACACTACAATAGAGAATGGGAGCAATCATGGATTGAAGTTGCAACCGAACTTTGTAGAGTGGATGATGGGATTCCCGCGGTCATGGACGGACTTGAACTCTCCGCCGCAAAACACCGAACAGAACGACTCAAATCACTCGGCAATGCGATAGTGCCGCAAATAGCGATGGAGCTGATGAGGGCGATAAAAGATTGTATGGGAGATGTTGCATTATGAAGATAGACGTAAAAGGCAAAGCCGAACTGTACGTGGGGAACGCTATCGATGTTCTGAAAACATTCAAGCCGGAGACGGTCAACTGCTCGATGTCAAGCCCGCCGTATTGTTTATTTAATTTAGCACTTGACAATATGGCGGTTTATCCTTATATTTAGAGTATGAAAAACAAAGACAGAAATGACAAAGGACAGTTTATCAAGGGCAAGCGACCCTCGAAAAACACTGAGTTTCAAAAGGGTCAACATTGGAGAGAGCCACAACCCTATTGGAATAAGGACGTATTGGAAGATTTGTATATCAAACAACAGAAATCGGCGACTGAAATTGCAGATATGTTTGAATGCAAGAGCGCAAATATACTCTATTTTCTCAAAAAAAATGGCATTCCCCGACGGTCAATTAAAGAGACAAGAGAAATAAAGTATTGGGGTCAAAGTGGGGAAGACAATCCAATGTTTGGAGTGACGGGCAAAGACAATCCAAATTGGCAAGGTGGACATACTCCATTTCGACAACGGATGTATCAAAATCCACAATGGAAAGAACTCTACAAAATGGTTTTGGAAAGGGACGGTTACAAGTGCAAACTTTGTAAAAACACAAAGAAGCTACACTTACATCATACCTTGCCGGTATGTCTCTATCCTGAGCTTATTTTAGAACCAGAATACATCATAACGGTTTGTTCTGAATGTCATAAGAAGCTACACAAAACCCGCTATTTGAGAGCCGATACGATAGAGGAGTTTAATCAACTGTTTTACGATGGGAAGATAAAATGAAAACTACAAAACCAAAGGAACTAAAATGATAAAAATCAAAAAGTCACAAGGCGCTGATACACGAAGCGCCAAAAAAATGATTTCAAAGGGGGAGTTGCTTGTCAACTCGCAACGGCACATCGAAGACGTTAAAAAGGCAATGACATGGTTTTCGATAAAATTAATCGAAATAGCTAAACACCATGACTATACTAAAATCGATAATATCGATGAATTTCACGAGGACTTCAAAAGAACTCAGGAATTTGGAATTGAAGATTTTAAGACAATGCACTGGTTCAAAGATATTCACCTGAAGGAAAGACATCATTTGACGGATCGATGTCCTGACGACGTTAATCTATTCGATGTTCTCGAAAGGATTGCCGATATTGTTATGGCGGCAATGGCAAGGACGGGCAAGATTTATGACGATACGCTTTCGCCGGAAATTTTAGAGAAAGCATATCACAACACAATCGAAATGTTGAAAAACAATGTTGAAGTTGAAGTTGGAAAAGGTACGCAGCTATGTGATATTCCAACAGACCAACTTTACAAAATAGCAAAAAACCATGTCGATAATTTACACGGCACATTTGCAAAGGCAATGAATGACAAAACAACGCCGTCAATTGATAGAGAAGCCTATATTGCACTTGACAGTGCGCAGTTAGCTATTGATGAACTTGAGCGTCGAAGCAAAGAATAACAACAGGAGCAGAAGCTATCAAACAAGGCAAGCTATACATAGGGATCGATATTAGCCTGAAATATACAGAGGAATTTGCCGTACAGAGACTCGAAAAGGCTATTCGAGATAAGGAATATGCGGATCAAGTATTGAGTTTAGGTTTGGAGTAACATGCCATTAGCGATAGAAAACAATATATTCAACAGCGAACAGCTCAACTCAGGTCGTCCCCCCAAATATATCCTTCGGGACTACCAACGAGAAGCGACCGACGCCGCGCTACGATATTTTGCCGATGATAAACAGACCAATCCGGTTCTTATCGTCATGCCGACCGGTTCGGGGAAATCCCTGATAATCGCTTCGATTGCCGAGAGCGTGGACGGCGACCTTTTGGTATTCCAACCGACAAAGGAGATTCTCAAGCAGAACTATCAGAAGATGCTCGATTACGGCATCCAGGGAGTGCGAATCTATTCGGCGTCCCTGAACTCAAAGAAAATCGGCAAGATAACGCTTGCGACTATCGGTTCGGTAGTTCGGAACACCGAGTATTTCAAACACTTCAAATACGTACTGGTTGACGAAGCCCACCTTGTGAACGCAAAGGGCGGCATGTACAAGGACTTTCTGTCGGTTGTCGGAGAGAAGGTCATTGGCTTGACCGCTACGCCTTATCGGCTAAACGTCGATGGATATGGTGGTTGTATGCTCAAGTTTCTAACACGAACCCGCCCACGTGTGTTTAGTCGGGTAATCCACGTGACGCAAACAATCGACCTTTCAAGGCAAGGGTATTTTGCAAAGACAGAATACTATCCGATTGATGGATTCAAGCGGAGCAAGATTAAACTTAATTCGACGGGCGCAAACTATGACGACCGTTCCGAGCGGGCTTATTACAAGGCAATCCATTTCGAGAAGGATGTACTCAGTGTCGTTGAACGCATTCTTGCCGCTGGCAAGACGCGGATCCTTGTGTTCACTAAATTTGTAAAGGAAGCGCAGAATTTAGCCAAGAAACTCGGAAAGTCGGCGGCAGTTGTTAGCGGTGACATGAAGGCGAAGGAGAGAGACGATATAATTAACAGGTTCCGGTCGGGTAAAATAAAGGTTGTTGCCAACGTCGGAGTGTTGACCGTCGGATTCGACTACCCAGAACTTGAAGTCGTTGTGATAGCGAGACCGACCCGCTCCCTTGCTCTCTACTATCAGATGATGGGACGTGCCGTCCGACCACACCCCGAAAAAGAATCCGCTTGGATTGTAGATATGTGCGGAAACCACGAGATATTTGGTCGCATGGAGAATTTGAGATTGGTAGAATATAAAGATAATATATGGCACATTGTCTCGAATGGAAAAGAGCTAACAAACGTATATCTTGACGATATTATGAAGGATTAGAGAAAGGATTGTATTGTGAGCGAAATAGTAGAAAAATGCAAACAGATCGCCATCAAAGCGCATAGCGGTCAGATTAGAACGATTGGGGATGACAAGGGGAAGCCATACATCATCCACCCGGAACGGATAGCGGCGAGATTCGACGACGAGATATTGCAGTCGGTTGCATGGTTGCACGATGTCATCGAAGACACGTCGATTACAGAGGGTCGCCTTTGGGGTCGTGGTATTCCGGCAGAGATAGTACATGCTGTTGTCGCCCTGACAAGGCGTAAGAACGAGAACTATTTCTATTTCATCCTGCGGGTCAAGAAGAATGAATACGCCCGGCAGGTCAAGATAGCCGATATACACGATAACATACAGAGCCTGAGCGAGGGTTCGCTGAAGGATAAATATCGATTTGCTTCATATTATTTGAAACAGGAGGCGAAATGACAAGGAAACAGGTTATCGAACAGACAAAAGAACTTCTCGGTTGCGATAGCGCAAGGATTACAAAGACGCTTGGTAAATTTTTTCTAATCATAGAATACAATCGGAATACGAAGGATGACATGGGACAATGGCATAAGAACGGCAAGCCTATCGATTTTGATTATATGGATGGTACGATCATCGCTTCCGGTTGGACATTGGGAAAAATATGGGAGGAAGTTAAACAGTATAAGGAGGGCAGATGAAACTAATCACCAAGCTAAAGGCACTGTTCACCGGAAAGCCATTGCTCGGCGGAGCGACTATACCGAAATTCCATAGCTTCTCATATTATGAGATAACTACCAAGAAATGGGTTTTCTATGTATTTCCGATAAATCTGCTTGCTCGGTGGTATCGGGCGATAGCGTATTACTTTTTAGGGTTTGGCATGGATCATCGCTATAAATCCGAGAGAGTGGTCTTTTTCTCAGGTGTCGAGGAGGGCAAGCGCCTTGCCAAAAAAGACACAATCGAAACGATTATGAGTATTCAGGTCAGATCGTATCTCACCGCCGAAGAGACAGCGGAGTATGTCCGATGTTCGACGGCACAAATCTACAAGCTCATCAAGGAGAACAAAATCCCACACTCGAATGATTTCGGGCGGGTTATAATCCAGCGGGACGACATAGACTTTCTTTTTCACGAGACAAGAATGGGGTTGTTTGATACATTAGGATCACAACCTACGCCGGTTCTCAGGCAACGGACCGACAACAACGACGAGAACAAGGAGAAAACAGATGAGCGAATTTAGGTTTTTGAACAACGCAACCCGGCTAATCACAACACTACTCGACCCACTTTCGTTTGTAACTCTACCGGATGACCGGAAGATAACATACCTCAAGTGGTGCAAGCGAGAGAAAAAACGCATGAACAATATCCGCAGATTAATGACGGACAGCACCCCGGCTGAAATAGTAATGGATTGGTCTGGTAGGATTTGCGTAGCAGATGTAATGCAATAAATATTTTGTAGTGTATATCGGGGCGAGAACAAATCCTACTTAACAATCGCTCAGATTTGCAATACAACAGGAATAATGAAACAACACAGAACAATAAGGAGTTACAAATGCGCCTCCCTATGTAATGGGCGACTGTTAAAACTACAAGTAAATACGCGCCTCAAAAAGGACCCTCCGCCTTGGGGAGGGTTCTTTTATAAAATAAACCTTGATTTTATTAATTTTTTGTGTATTATAGTATAGAGGAACAGAGGAGGGATTATCTTGGGAAGACCAGTAAAGCGAAAATCTAAATCTACGAAACCTACAGAATCTGCAAAACAACCGACAAAAACCGAAGAAATCCCTACAAAAGCACCCGAAAACAATACAGAAACCACCAGAAAACTGACTAAAAAGCAACAGTTGTTTGTTGACGCTTATGATGGAAATGCCACAAGTGCCGCAATAACAGCAGGTTACAGCAAAAGGTCAGCGCGCTCGATTGGCGCCGAAAACCTGACACGACCTCACGTAATAAAAGCAATAGATGATCGAGCATCGAAACATAGATCGGATATCATTGCGGATCGCAAGCGCCGGCAGGCTTTCTGGTCGGGTATCATGGAGGGGGAGATAAAGGACGACGTTGTTGTTGGTAGTGGCGAAAGCAGGCAGGCTATTCAGATTCCCCAAAAGATGATGAATCGACTGAAAGCCAGTGAGCTTCTCGGTCGCTCCGAGGGCGATTTCCTTGACCGACAAGAGTTATCGTTACCGGTTGAGACTAAAGAGGCGTTACGCGCCCTTTCGGTGTTCCGCGATGGCTTGAATATGGCGTTTACGCACCTCCCGGACGATGTTAAGAAGGAGATCGTACAGTTTATGAAGGAACAGGATGCAACAGAGGAAACAAAAGGAGATAACCAATGAGCAAAGTCAGATTTGAAACCACGGGCAAGCGACGCCGTGCCTATATAGGCGGTGCAATGATCGCCGGATACTATCCGCTTGGCGACACCGGTAAATGGTTGTGCGTATCACTCGACGGCACACAGAGCATTCAGAGAAATCACACGTTGGCTTCCGAGGACGAGTGCAAGCGCAAGATAGAGGAGATGTGGACGGAGTTCGAGAAGAGGATGGGGAGGTAGAATTATGACCAGAATCAAAATCTATACCGGCAGATCAGACCGAGATGAGCTTATCGCAATCTTGGTAAATAACGGACAGAAAGTCCACACCGAGATTATCAAGAGTGAATTAGCATACGATGACAAAGATTATTACGTATGCTTCGAGCCGGTTAAGGATGTGAAATAGTGGACAGCGGATTCATGCACTTAGGATATGCAATCGGTCGCCACGACCACCGGACATGCCAAATTAGTTCGGTCTATATAAAGCCAGTACCCCTAAAATGGTATCAAGAGCTATGGCGGAAGCTATGTAATTTATGGCAATCAATCAAAACCCGCCCGCCGATGACAAATAAGGCAAAATGAATCAACCCGCAGACCAAAAATCCTTAGTATTACAACAGCTCGAAATGGTCGAGACCACCCACCACATCGGTGAACACATGAGGTTCATTGACTGGGTTCTCAAGAACTATAGGTTCAGGGAGGGCTTGCCGTTCTCGTTTGCACAGCACGAATATCTGAGACCGATTTATGAGTGCGACGCTAAGGAAATATGGGTTATGAAAAGCTCACAATGTGGCATATCTGAGTGGCTGTTCGCAAACGCCTTCTACATCGGATGTGAGTTGAATGCGAACGTGTTCTATGCCTTCCCCAAGAAAACCGACATGCAGGTTATGGTACAAGAGCGGGTGAATCCCGTGATTAGTTTTTCTCCTATGTTATTAGAATTAATGTCCAAACACGATATTGTAAATAATTTAGACCTAAAGCAATTAGGCAAGAACTATATTAATTTTAGAGGTTCTCAAAACTATTCGGCGATCAGTTCGATACAAGCGGACGCTGTTCTCTACGATGAGCTTGACCGGATGATCCAAGGACACGTCGGTATTATTGAGAAGCGTGCCGATGCGAGCCCGTTACAACTCCAACGGGGCGTATCGACTCCGACCTTCGATGAATTTGGTATCCAGAAGAAATTTACGGGCGGTACTCAAAAGAGTTGGTTCATAAAGTGTCCACACTGCGGGAAGGAACAGACACCGACTTTCAACGGCAACCTTGTAAAGAGCCAACGGCGCGGTGTGCTATTCGTATGCGAAAGTTGTGGCGAGGAGATAGACCGACTTATGAGAGGTCGATACATTTCAGGCAACCCCGGCGCTCCCTATGAATCATTTCATATTAGCAAACTCTACACAGGGCGAACAGACCTTGACAAACTCTATCACCGATACGAACAGGCAATGCGCGGGGAGCTATTGGAATTAACACTTCAAGAGTTCTACAACGCCGATATGGGCGTGCCATATACACCCAAGGGCGCACAGTTGACCGATAATGACCTACTTGCATGTATCACCGAGACAAGCCATAAGAACGAAGATATATTGCGAAATACAACGATGGGCGTCGATATACAGGGTTCGCTACTTCGCATTGTGATCGAGAAGAGCGTCGATGAGAGCAAGCGCCGTGTTATTTTCAGAACTATAAAATATGCAAACTCAATTGAAAGCGATTTAGATAGACTTGCCGTGCTGATGGAAAGGCACGATGTCAACCTTGCTATTCTCGATGCGCAACCGGAGACAAGGTTTGTTAAGGAATTTGCTAACAGATATCCGGGACGGGTTCTGATATGCTACTATCCAAATGACCGGCATCTCAAATCATTCTGTCATGTCGATTACGATAAACACACGGTCTCGGTCCACAGGACATCGTACATGGACAGGGTGCGCAATCTTGTTATGATGAGAAAAATCATACTCCCGGCTGACGCCCGATCGACACGGGACGTGTTCAAACATCTCAAAGCGCCGATTCGAGTGATCGTCGAGGACGAGAAAACCGGTGATCGATATTCGACGTACATCAAAAAGACACCGGACGATTATTTCCATGCGTTTTTATATGCCGAGGTCGCGAAAGAGATAGAGGACGGATCGGTTGTCGATTTGGACTTGGGCGATCACGGCGAGCGGACTATCGAAGAAACATTCGAAAAGCAAAACCTCACGCCCGAAGATATTCGTAAATTGTATGGGGAGTGGTTTGTAATACAAAAGCGATTGCATAGAAAACTTAGGCGCCCGCCGGAAGATAACGAGATACGGGCTGAACTTAACGTTTCGGAAGAAACATACGCTATAATTTATGATTTAGTTAATGGCTTAGAAGACGATATATTTAACGTCCCGGGCTTAGAAAACTCGTATTAGAACGGAGGCTTATTGTGGGCAATAAAAAGCGAGACAACAGACGGAAACATAAAAATGGAAACGAGCAAGGGCACAACCCTAATCATAGTTCAGAGTTCGATGACCTTACAATGGATAAAGCGCTTGAGTTTTTGACCGAGGACAAGCCCGAGAACATGTCCTTGACCGAGGCGATCTTATGGGATCCATCCTTTGCAAAGTCATTCGACTCCAAACTTGATCAACTGTCAGATATGGGCGCCAAGAAAACATCGGACACGATGCGAACAATGCTATTGGAAATGATAGCACTATCGGACGCGGACTACATGGGCGGCGCAACCCGGATAGACTCAAAGGACGGCGATGAAATAACATTAGAGCCGGACTATTTCGGGCGGCGGTGTCGATTCATGCGACAACTATCATTAGCCTTTCCCATTCGACTAATTATACAGCACAAGCAACTGGGACTAAGTGAGTTTGCGCGGGTGGGCGGCGACGATACCGCCGGATTCATTCTCAAAAAGAAGTTGTCATCGGAGAGCGTCTCCAAGACGGAGAAAAAAGAGATGGAGGAGTGGACACAGAAAATCATCAGCGGACTGTTCGGGGTGTTCGGGAACAAGAGCGCCGATTTCGGTGCTGTCCTGAAAGCTGGCTACGAGGATATGATAGCGGTAAATCGGTTGACCTTCATCATTGATAACGACAAAAAGAATGAACCGATATTCATGTGGCTTGTGGACCCAACGCAAATACGAGAACTCGCGCCTACGAACTACACAACGCTTCGATGGGACGAAGATGAGTATAACAAGGCGCTGGCGGCGAACAAGTATGTCAAGCGCGATCCACCCAAAAATAGCTATATTGTCTACAAAGACCTTGGCAGTCAAATCCAAAAGGTAGAGGTGCCGGATAGGTCTATTGTTGTCTCAAAATTCAATCACACCACAAACTACAAGCGGCTATTCGATGTTAATTCGGTGCTTGAGTATTCTGCCGAAGCCGCTATCGCGATGCTCAAAGCGTTCGCATACAACGAGGGGCAGATTGCGAATAACAGGACACCACTTGGTATGCTGACTATTAGCGGTGCGCAAGCCAAGATAGGCGATACGTCGTTACGGAAATTCAAAGAGCGGTTGTGGACATACTTAGAGAATCCGAAAATGCGACATCGAATACCGATATTCGGCGGACCGACCGGCGTCGATGTGAAGTTCCTTAACTTCTTGGCAAGCAACCGGGACATCATGTATCACGAATGGATTTCACTACTTATGACCATTTGTTGCCAATACACCGGCACGGATCCGAACGAACTCAACTTTGCGAGCCATCGGGACGCTGTATCGGGCAAGGATAAATTCAATCAGACTCCGATAGATGGTATTGTCGTCGAATCGATAAAACTCGGTCGAGACAACTATCTCCAGTTCTTTGTCAAAACGATCAACGATAGCAAGGTGATCCAGAAGATAACCGGACACGACGACTGGGAGTTTTTCGTCACCGGACTTATGGTCGAGAACAAATCCCTTAAATTAGATGTACAAAACAAAGAGTTTTCGACAACGAAGTCCTTGCAAGAGATACGTGCGGAGAACGACGATGAGAAAATCGACATCGAGAAGTATCCTTTCGCCGAGATACCCGGCTTCGGAAACCCATCGGTTGCACAATGGTTTATGCAAAAAGAGCAGATGGAGCAAATGAAGGAACAGCAAGAACAGCAAGCCCAAATGGGCGGCGGCGAGGGTATGACGGGAGCAGGGGGCGCACCTGAAGGCGAGCAACCACCCGGCGGCGAGGAAGACGGGGGAATGATAACGCCAGAGGACGCCGCTTTGATAGAGAAGATGGGCGGCGGTGCTGACGAGGGCGAGGAGAAAACCGAGAAGCCCGTCAAGAAAAGCATTGTAATAGAGTTGGTAGGTTAATCTGATATGTGCGCGCGGAAAATGACACTCGAGGAGTTCATGGATTTTGAAGGTGTAAGACGGCAACTATTCTGTCAAGGACTTATGAAGGAACTGCAAGACAAACCAACGAAAATGTCGCCGGATAAAGTCAATAAATACGTACAGGACGCCTTAATGGAGAACATCAAAGAGATATACGAAGACGATCAGATAATCTATGCGAGAATCAAAATGTCGGGTAACTATGGGGCGGGGAAATGAACGATTGTACCGACGCTATTCTTGCAAAAAAAGGATTTGACTTTTTGGCTAAAATGTCTATATTTAACAATGTAAAGAGCAGGCGGGAATCACCCCGCAACAAAACCATTTTGATATTGAAAAGCCCTGACAAGCCCCAACGCTTGCTCTTTACAACAGGGCTTTTCTCTATTTGAGGTTATTATGCCAAAAACACTTTCAAGCAAACTTAGCATTATGAACCAACTAATCCACGCCGATTGTCTCGACGCTATGCAAGAGATAGCCGATAAGTCGATTGACCTTGTAGTTACAAGTCCTCCATACAATATGCGAACCCGTATAAGAAACGGGGAATACACTGAACGAGAAAAATCAGACCATTTCAGTAAGAAATATGATACTTTCCACGACGCTTATCCGATAGATACTTATTATGAGATACACAAAAGGGCAATTAATGAAATGCTTAGAATCTCAAAATTGGTATTCATAAATATCCAAATTGTAACGGGTTCTAAGGAAGCATGGTTTCGACTTATCGGCGAATTTGCAACTAAAATCAGAGATATAATTATTTGGGATAAGGGCAATGGACAACCGGCAATGCACGGCTCTGTAATAAACAAGGGCAGTGAACTCATATTAGCAATGGAATCTTCGGCGATAGCAGGGAGGGCATTCGACACAAGCTATTTTGAGCGGGGCAAAATGCAAGATATTTGGAGACTTGGCAGGGGAGACAGTAGTTTTGATGGACATAATGCAGTTTTTCCATTGTCATTACCTACAATGATTATATCTAATTGGACAAAGCCGGATGACATTGTTTGCGATCCGTTTGCGGGCGTGATGACAACCGCAATAGCATGTATAAACCTTAAACGCCGATATATCTGCATTGAAAAGGATAAGGATATATTCGATAGAGGCGCGCAACGAGTCAACGATAGATTGAATCAAATGGAGTTGGAACTTTGAGTCCATTCCTCCGCAACATATTCTCTCGCAAGCCCAAAGGGGCGCCGCCAGTGGGTTCTCCTTCTCCCACGCCAAAAGCGGCGCCCCGTCTCCCATCTTTGCCCACAGCAACGGCAACACCGAAAGCGGGCGCGGCTTCGGCGGCGAACACGGCATCCGATCAGCAGAAGCGCAAGGCGATCCAACGACCGGGTAGTCGGGGCGGTAAGTTTTACATCGATGACAACGGCGTGGTCGTGTATGGCACACATCCGACGGGCAAGCGCACAATGTCATCGGACGACCCTAAGATTTCAGGATTTCTCAAACTATACCACAAGGCAAAGGATTCCGGCGACGAGGCGGGCGCCAAGCGATGGCTCGACCGCATAAAAGCGTCGGGTACTGCGACCGAGGCTACAAAGGCGGGCAAAGAGCTCGCGGCTATCCAAGACCCCCGGACACTCGCATACAAGCGACCGGACGAGATTACTCGGACGGACTCGCTATCGTTGCTCGCGATGGGAATGCGATCCGGCGTGATACAATTCGGCGAGGCGGGCGATCTCGAAATAGTGGGTTCGGCGGCTATCCGAAAACTCAAGGCATCGGTCGGCAAGCCCGATAAGGCGCTATACGATATACTCGCAAGTCTATCCGGCGGCAAGCGGGTCGGTCTCGACAAGCTATCGGTCAAAGATACTCTTGCCGGAATCAGTAGAGACACACTCAAAAAATACGCTGGCGATCTCGCTACACTTCAGGACGATTATCGTTCCGGCGAATCCGAGGAGATGAAACAGCTTGTCGATCAGGCGGCTGGCAAGAGCCGGGGCAAGAGCAAGGTCAAGCCGTTCTCGATGAGAGCAGTGAAACAAGCCACCGAGGAGCGCAAGCAACACCGCGAGAAGCTGATGAAAGCGCAACAAAACGAGGAATTACCCGATATAAAGGGCATGGAGGGCGTTTCATTCTATCCTGTCCAGAAAAAGGGTATAAATTGGCTAACAACCGCCGGGCGTGGTGTGTTGGCTTTTGATACAGGCACCGGGAAAGCACAGCCATTGGATGCCAAAGTTCTTACCCCAAGCGGTTGGAAACTAATGGGCGACATTAAAGTGGGAGACAACGTTGTCGGAGACACCGGAAAACCGGCTCAAGTAGTAGGGGTTTATCCACAAGGCAAATTGGGTATTTATAAAGTTATGTTTAGCGATGGTACGAGTACAGAATGTTGCGATCAGCACTTATGGCTTATAAATTCTTCTACAAGAAATTATCTAAATTACCCATGGAGGGTTAAGCCACTATATGACATACGAAATACTTTGTATGAAAAATGTAAATTGGATAAATTGAGGCATTATATCCCACTGACGCAACCTGTTCAATTTGAGTCTATTGGAGAATTGCCCGTACACCCTTACCTAATGGGTGCATTATTAGGTGATGGATGCCTAAGCCAAGATACTATTTCTTTTTCAACTGCGGATAAAGAAATGATAAATAGACTGAAAAATAAATTACCTGAGCAAGTCAAATTTAATAAATCAAAATCCGGGGAATATGACTACAGAATTGTGAAAGTTAAAAATAATGGCGGCTCAAATGAGTTAATGCAAGCATTGATTAAGTTAAATCTAAGCGGACGGAAAAGCCATGATAAATTTATTCCAAACATTTACAAATTCGCTTCGATTAAGGATAGAAAATATTTGTTAAGGGGACTTATGGATACAGATGGTTCCATAACTCAAAAAAGTCATAATATTGAATATTCGACAGCATCAAAACAATTAGCAGATGACATAATATTTCTAATACAGTCATTGGGTGGAACAGCAAAACTGAAGATAAGGACTACAAGCTATACGTATAAAGGCGAAAATCTCGAAGGAAAACTATCGCATAGATTAAGTATTTCAATGCCTAAAAATATTAATCCATTCGCACTGCATAGAAAATCACAGATGTTTGCCCAAAGACAAAAATATTTTGCAAGCCGCAGAATAGTGGGCGTGGAGTACGTGGGCGTGAAATCGGCACAATGTATTTTACTAAATAATCGGAGTCATCTATATTTGACTGACAATTTTATAGTAACACACAATACCCCCACAGCGCTTGGTGCAGTCCAAAAACTCATGTCCGAGGGCAAGGTCAAGGGCGGGATCGTGTTCGCTACCAAGTCCGGTCTAAGCCAGTGGGGCGACGATGTGGACGGCGAGATACGAAAGTTCGTACCGGACGCTAAGATTGTCATGGTGGACGGCACCAAAGCACAGAAGCTCAAGGCGCTCAAGAATGCAGGGGACGCCGATTATATCGTTGTCGGATGGAGCGCAATGTCGGTCGATGAGGACGACGAGGTTCTCAATGCGCTCGGTAACATGAACGACAGGGCGGTCGTACTCGACGAGGGCATTCGAGTTAAGAACATGGGTTCGCAACGAACAAGGAATTTCATCAATCAGTTCACCGATAAAGAGGAATACTTATTCAATCTCACGGCGTCACCGGGCGGAAATAATCCGATGGAGACCTATAATCTCGTGAATAGTTTATACCCGGGCGTACTCGGTACCGTCGAGGCATTCAAAAACCGATACTACAAAACCGTGAAAAGCGACGACGGGCGGCGTGAGATCGAATACGTAAATCTCGACCAACTCCATAAGGATATCGAGCCATACATTTTCATCAAGAAGATGTCCGACCCGGATGTCGGTATCAATCTACCGCCGGTCGTAAGAACACGTGGGATATTGGACATGGACGCAAACCAAACCAAAGCATACGCTAAATCCGTCGAAGGTGCTAAATCGGCACTCCTGAAGGTCAAAGACCAAGACAACGTGACAGCACAGGAGAAGATGAACATATTAGCCGCCATCACCAAGTCTCGCCAAGCAGCGATAGACCCGTGGCTCGTGGACGATACCTATACCGGCGAGTCGGTCAAAATTAACGGGCTTATCGATTCCGTCGGTGACGCTCTGCTACAAGAACCGGACAGAGGCTCGCTATGTTTTTCGGATATGGGCAGCCGTGCATTCCCAAAGATTCAAGAGAAGATGGCTAAAAAGCTCGGACTCGATCCAAATGAGATCGGCATAATTAGCGGTCAGACCAGTAGCAAGGATCGAGACCGAGTGCGCAAAGGATTAAACGATGGGACAATCAAAGTCGCATTATTATCGATAAGGGCAGCATCCGAAGGATTAAATTTACAAAAGCGGTCAAATCGAGTCTTTTTACTTGACATGCCGTGGAATCCTGAGCTTATTAAACAGGCGATTGCACGAGTGTTTCGACGTGGACAAGAACGACAGGTTGTCTCGACATCATTCATCGCAAAGAATACTATCGACGAACACATGGTCAAGCTATTGGACAAGAAAAGCAAAATGTTCTCCGCAATAAAGGGGCAGTTGACCGACGCAGCACTCGCAAAGAATCTCACATTCGATGACTTTGCGGAACTGCTGGGGTTCACGAGGGAGCAGATTAAGAACGGGGAAACTGAGAGGAACGGGGATAAAAATAATGGATAGACATGGGTTTCATATCCCGGATGATATTCCGATTAAATATTGCACACCGGAAGAAATGTCATTAGAAATAGCAAAACAGCCGGAGTCTATGCGGTATTTATATTGGAGACTGCAAATGATTTCGCGCTGGTTGATATTAGGTGGAACTTATTATCATGCTAATATCATACCTGAGAACACAACAGAAGGAGGGTCTAAGTGATACCACTATGGACAATTTTCGTAGGGATGGGGTTGCTTGTGATAGCGATTGCGATGTTGATCGTATTACTGAGAAGGACGAGGCGCATTGGAGATATACATATTCCAATCGATCAAGTTCACACAGAAATGTTGCGATTCAAGCAACAAATCATCGATAGGCTCGATTACATCATCGACACGCCGAAGCGGGAGCTTCACAAAGGTCTCGATTCGATAAAGAGTGACGTAACTCGATTATCTGAGCAAGGCAAAACGCACACAATCACAATCGATATTCCACCTGACCCTGACATCCACGAGAAGACGGTGAACAGTCTAAATACGCTGAAATGTTTGGGGCATGACGATTGGAGACGATATCCTATGTCTGGCGGTGTAACAAGCTATGGTTTCAAGGGAGTTGCGGGTTATCATTATCAGGATGAAGTCGATGCACTCATCCGAGAAGCAACTCTCACGCCCGCACAACCGCCAATCGACGAAAGCCCCCTAACCGACGAACAAGGTACATGGACGAAAAGGCTCAATAAAACGCTGGACATATCCGTACGATTGTTTGCCGCCGCCGGCGATCCCGACGAATTTGCCGCCGCCGCCGCAGAAATGAAAGCCCACATTAGTCAACCGAAGCCGGAACAGCCCAACGAAAAACCAATCCACGAATCCATATCGGATTCCTATGGATTTCATGTTTTACAGGATAACATCGACAAAATCCACCCCGCCTTTGACTCGAAAGAATACCCCAAACCGGTGCGTGCTATAATAAATGCGAACGTTCGCCCCAAAAATATGACTGTCGAAGAATACATATCCGACAGGGAAAAGGTTTTAGAAGGTGTACTTAGATCAAGATTGCCAGAAGGCTTGTCGGGCAAACTTCATATCACAAGAAGCTCATCCTTTGTAAAGCCGATGTATTATGAGATTATGGTGGGATATAGCCCCGATATGGATACAAGGTCAGTTCCGCTTAGTCTGATAGAGAAAGACACAGCGACACCTACCACACCCCCCGACCCCGAGCTAATCGAGGACACAGCGCAAGAGATAGTCGGCGAGATTCTTGGTGAGTTCAAGCCAATGCCACCGCTAAAAGACCCATTACAAACTTTACTTTCAAATGAAATCTGTAATGCGTTTAGTGCACCCGACGAACCAGTCAACGAGATGACCTTCTCGAAAATGTCCACGGACGCCCCCACCGACCGGATCGTAACTTTGGAGGTCGATTTATCGGACTGCCCCCCGGTTCTCGAACTATCGGAGTATTTGGAAGACATGAGAAAATTAGCCGTCGAGAAGCTATCGAAGGCATTTTCTATTAACGATACCGACAGGATAGTCATAACGATGGCAGACGCCCCGTTCTCCGATATCCAAATTATCACCGCTTCGCTTGTAGAGGAGGGCGACCACGTTCCTGTCGAGGAATCAAAGCAATCGGTGAGCGAGACGGAGAGCGAGGACGACGTTCTGGCATCAAAATCCAGCTACATAATTCACAAGCACGGCAAAGGCTATAACGAGGAATCGGATGAATTTGTAGAATCCGGTGCCAATTTGGATAATGCTACACGCTTCGAAACATACTGCCAAGCAGTTGAATGTTTAAGTAATATTATCGTCGAAGATGCCGGATATTGTGGAATACTCGGTATTCAATCGACCATGCTAAAGTCCGAACCTACCGAAATAAAGGTCAATAAAACCTTAATCGTGGAATAATGAGCAGCAAATCCAACATCCAAGACGCCCTCAAATACTTCAACATCCCACAGCACCGGTCTGTTGTGAAACCGAGCGGGCGGGCGCTCTTGCGGGAGCAGTGCGAGAAGCACGGTCTCCCCGTGCCGGTATGGTTACAGACCAAGGAGGTTGCGAAAGCGATGACACTCGCCGGCGGCGGTCTCGAATCGAAGGTATTTGATATAATGCACACAAAAAGGAGGAACTGATGAAGGGATTAATTGCGGGGCTTATACTCGTAATGCTTTGCGGGCTTACGTTCGCAGACGACACCGATGACACATCGTGGAAGATACAACGACTGGTCGAGTCGTATGAGGAGGTGTGCCTGAAGGCGACAAAGGTTGTCTTGGACTATCACACCGGCACCGACAAGGTTGTTACCAGCGCATTCGGCAACGAACTACTCGAAAGCGAATTCTTGCGCTATGCAATCAGCACGGCAGCGTCACACCGCATGACAGCCGTGCCGATAGAACCGACGATAACCGACACCACAACCTACTTGGGACTGTACCAGAATTGGTATTGCAAGATAGTGGACTTCCCCGGCGGCTACAAAGACTCGCTCATGGTCATATTCAATATAAACGGATGTATCGATACAGTGCGGTCATCTACAAAGCGGGGACTCGTCGATAAGGCAACACAGTTCGTGCGAGACCATACCGTGTATGTGGACACGGAGGGGGGTGACGGACAATGAAGTACATCGACGAACCAGACAAGCCGGGGATATATCTTGCGGACTCCGAACAACAAGACGGTACTTTTGAAAGGTGTTTAATCCAACTCACGGGGAAAGCACCGTTTATGAGAAATGACCGTTTTGTATGTTTAGTTGCGAAAAATAAGGAATTTCCCTATAAATGCTACATGCCGCCAGACCATCACTTCTGGCTTGCTAAGATAAACTGGATAAAGGATGTAACCGGTGTTTTCGGGGAAGCCTATCCACGAGAAGATGGTCAGGTTGTTAAGAAAGTCCCCGAATCCGGGACAGGATTTTATCGGGTTGAACAAGACAGTAAATCCCTTGTCGTTTCGATACTCGGAGACGGGAATCGACTATCAATACACGGAAAAATCTTCATCGACGATGAAGGAATACTACGGAGCTGGATTTTTTATGGCTTTAATGATGAAATAAAACCAGGTGAGTTAGACCGATTTGAATATTTGCTGGATTGGTCGGAACTCATCGAAACCACAAACCCAAAATAGGAGGTAGATGTATGCCAAACGAAAAAGAAAAAAGTTCTATTACTCTCTCTGAGAGAATAGGCGAAACGGAAAAGCTCGCATTTCAAGTCGAGACTCTCGCCGCAGATGTCGAGACTCGGTTTTTTGGTCAAAGACCGAGTACGCTCTCCGAAGGGGGAACCAAAGCCCCCCCGCAGGATGACTACTTCACCAAACACGAAAGATTGGCGAAACGCACTCAGGAAGCTCTCGTATTCATTCAAGATGTATTGCTGAGGTTCTAAACCATGTCAGAGATAAGGAAGCTCATCCTAAAAGGAATTGACCAGAACGACATCGACATGATGTCCTACGACGACAGAATGACCATATCGAAAACGGTATCCACCGCACTCGGTATCGACGGCGTTTCGGATGAGCTTCTGAAATCTCACAAGAAGCCGCTCGGCGAGGGCGGCAAGCTACATTGGGAACATGCACTCCGACCCGCCGAGAAAGCCTTCTACGAAGCAATCGACTTCCAAGCGCTGTTGGACGGTATAATGGACAGGCTAACCCCCGTCGAGAAGTCCACCGCCGCCGGCAAGACACCATACAAGCCCGACGGTCAACCGTTCACCCCCGACGAACTCGACACACTCGACGCTTTCATCGCAGAATTCTTCGACGCCATAAAGGGTACCGAGCGGTCGCTTGCCATCCGTGCGTATCTTGTCGGTCGAATGCTGGAGACCAAAGAACGCCGTGCCGTCAAATGGGATAAACTCCCCAAAGACTATTACGAACTCCGTGATAAGTTCGGACTGTCCGACGAGGAGATCATAGCGATCAAGTGGGGCGAACTCCGGCTCGGAGAGCACATCCAACACATCGGCGAGAAAAGCCGGCACAAAGTACAAAACATTATACTCGAGGGTAGCCGGAAGCGTGTATCAATCGACAAGCTACGCCAACGCCTATTCGATGAGATGGTCAGCGAGGACGGCGATCTCAATCGCAACTGGCGAAGCATAACCATCTCCGAAACCAACCGCCTTGCGAACGAGGGGCGGATCGGATCGGTCAAGCGGTTCGATTATGTTATCGGCAAATCACACCACGACGCTTGCCCGTGGTGCATGAAGAACGTCAATAACAAGGTGCTTATCAAACTCGACGGACCACCGCCGGACTACGAAGACCTTGACCCCAACACACAAGCATACAAGGATATTGCGTTCCTATGGGAGAACGCTACATGGTCGGGCAAAGACAATTTCGAGCGGTCAGGCTCGCCAAACAAGAAGATTTGGAACGATAAGACCGGCAAGTATCGGCTCGAACCACGACTACACCACGAGCTTTCCATGCCCGGCGCCCTATGCCATACCAACGGTCGATGTGCGTGGACACGGTTCGTAGCGTCCATGATGTACGTCGGCGACGACAACAAAACACATTTCAAGTCGGATAATATCGACGAATACAACAAATTTCAATCTGAACTCGCAAAGCGGAGGAACCGGGTCGAGCAGGTTGTGCAGACATATCAGAGGGAAGCGGCGTGATAACACAGAATGACTATGAGAAAATCCTTCAAATAGAGGGTATTTCAGATTGGAAAATCAGATGGAATACCGGTAGCGGTCTTTGTTGCTATGAAAGAAAAGAAATCTGGATGGGCGACGACCTAACCGATATTGCACTATTTCTACATGAAGTTGCCCATGCGCTATGTCCCAAAGAAGCCTGCGGAAATTGTTGGGTCGATATAGATAAGCGGAGTAAGTGTTTCGTGTCGCATAATGGCGGACACAATGCTATTTGGGGTGATTGTTTCACAAAACTTGTCAAAAAATATATGATATTAAAAGGGGATGTATTATGA